TGAGCCAGGCTTGTTCGGTGGGGAAGCCGAGGGCGGCCCATTCGAGGGCGGGGCCTTCGTCGTCGGGGCAGAGGTAGGCGATGGTTTCGCGGACGGGGGTGGAGCCTTCGGTGAGCATGCGGACGGTTTCGGTGTAGCCTTCGACGGGGGTGAAGGTGACGAGGATGCGGCCGTCGCGGGTGACGATGCGGTAGAGCTGGGTGAGGACCCAGTCGGCGGGGACGAGTTCGTCGTCCCAGATCCAGTCGAGTTCGCCGCCTTCGGTGGCGTCGGACTTGTCCATGGTGTAGTATTTGAATTCGCAAACGGAGCCGTTGTAGAGGACGAATTTGCCGTTGGAGTAGCCGGTGGCGGATTTGTAGGCGATGTATTCGGGTTTGCCGGTGATGATCTGGGCGTTTTGTTTGTCGGCGGGCATGTGCTGGTTGATGAGGGCCTGCTGGTAGGTGACGCTCATGTTGTGGTTGGACTGGAGGCACCAGGCGTTTTGCTTGGGGGCGCGGTGGATGCGCTGGACGCTGCGTTTGCCGCCGTATTGGGACTTGCCGCCGCGGTTGCCGCCGTTGATGAGGATGAGTTTGACGGGGGCGGGGAAGCCGTGGGCTTTGCGGAGGGCCTCGGCCCAGCGTTCCCATGTCCAGTCGGGGCCGAAGCGGCGGGCGATTTCGGTTTTGAAGGCGCCGTCGAAACATTCGAATCCGAAGAGGGCGTCGACGGCTTTCCAGATGGGGGACTCCCAGCCGTGGAGGAGGGGGTCGCGGCGTTCGTTGTGAATGGCGAGGGTGCGGGACTGGATGTAGGCGAGGAAGTCGTCGGGATGGTCGCGGACCCAGTCGGGCTGGGGAAGGGCGAGGACGGGGTGGCGCTCGTAGTTGAGGGGGATGGTGGCGGTTTCGGTGGTCATGTGTTCTCCCGGAGCCAGCGGACCATGTCGGGGGTGATGCTGCGCTGGACGTAGACCTCGCTGCCCTGGCTGCGGTCGCGGGGGATGTTGCTGCGGGTGCCGTCGGGGTTGAGCTTGCAGGCGGACCAGAATTTGGTTTCGGAGGCGTGGATGTCGTCGCGGATGGCTCCGCCACGGTTGACGCCTTTTTTGCCCATGCGGCGGAGGGCAAGAATGCTTTCGGAGCGGTTGCAAGGGGATTGATGGGAGAGGGGGTTCGTCATGGCGCGGGTTTCCGATCTTCGGAAGGTACTGCGGTTTGGGTTTCCGAGGTTCGGAAAAGGCGGCGGAGGCGGGCGAGTTCGCGCTGGGCGGCGACTATGTCGGTGGCAATGGCGACGGGGGTCCAGTCGGTGGCCTGGCCGTGGGTGAATTTTTTGAGGGCGTCGGCGTAGACGTCGCGGGTTTGGCGGTAGCGGGATCCGCCGAGGGGGTGGAGTTCGATGACCCAGGCTTCGTCGAGGGGGGTCTGGTCGTTCATTTTGTGCCCTTGGTGGTGTGGAGGGGGTCTTTGTAGCCCCAGTCGATGGGGGCGAAGGACATTTTGAAGTAGGGGGCGTGGAACCACATTTCGGAGGCGCCGACGCCGCCTTGCTGGTTTTTGGCGACGTCGCACCAGATGGCGCGTTGGCGCTTTTCGTCGATGTGGTGGCGGTAGTAGTCGAAGCGTTCTTCTTTGGAGAGGAGGATGCAGGTTTGGGCGTGTTGCTCGAGGTCGCCGCAGCCTTTGAGGTCGGCAAGGGTGGGGCGTCGGCGGTCTTTGGCGGAGTCGCGGTTGAGCTGGGCGAGGACGATGACGGGGATGTCGAGCTCGGCGGCGAGTGCTTTGACGACGGCGGAGCAGTAGCCGATGACGCGGACGGGGTCGTAGGAGCGGATGTGTTCGGCGGAGCAGAGCTGGATGTAGTCGATGGAGGCGAGCTTGATGTCGTGGCGGAGCTTCATGAGGCGGAGCCAGGAGGCGATGCGGGTGATGTCGTATTCTCCGGCGAGAATGTGCATGGGCCATTGGTTGATTTCGTCGATGGCGGCGTCGACCTGGGAGAGGTTTTTTTCTCCGGCGTGGTGGGCGTTGAGCTTGGGGAGGGAAACGCTGGACTGTCGGCAGATGTCGCGCTCGAGGAGGGCCTCCATGCTCATGTCCATGCAGACGCGGGCGACGGGGACGTTGTTTTTTGCAAGATGGGTAAGGATGCACCCTTCAAGGCTGGTTTTTCCGGCAGAGGGGCGGGCGGCGATGATGTGGAAGCCTTTTTGGAAGCCGCCGAGCATGGCGTCGATTTCGGCGAAGCCGGAGGGGAGGCCTGGCATGGTGATTTCGCCGGCATCGATCTTGCGCCACTTTTCGCGGGATTCGCTCATGCACTGGGCGACAGTTTTCTTTGAGGAAACTTTGGGCATGAGGTCGTAAAATTTTTGGGGGACGGTGGCGAGGTATTCGGAGCCTGCAGTTGTGGTTTTGGCTTCCTGCTGAACGAGGTTGCAGGTGTCGACGACTTGGCGCTTGTAGTACAGGTCGCGGATTTTGTCGAAGTGGGCGGGGGCGTGGAAGGCAACGGGGCATTTGTCGGCGCAGGCGTAGACGTAGGCAATGCCGCCGGGGAGTTCGTCGAGGACGCCAAGGGTGCGGAGGCGGTTGGCGAGGAGGAGGGGATCGACGTAACCCTTTTTCTCCTGGGCGATGTCGAGGATGTTTTTGACGAGGCTGCGGTGTACGGGGACGGCAAACATGTCGGGGGTGATGCCGTAGTCGGCAACGGCGACGGTGGCCCCGGTGTCGTTGGCGATCATGGCGCCAATGGCGGAGGATTCAATTTCGACGTCAATGAGTTCATTCGCCATGGCTGAACCTCTGGACGGTGGTTCCATCGAAGCCGGGAACGGGGGCCGCTGCGGCGGCGTCGGCGGCGTGGCGCATGAAGCCTTTGAAGCGGGCGAGGGGGAAGGTGTCGGGCGGGTCTTCCATGACGTGGAGTTCGTCGAGGAAGTCGGAGACGGCGCGGCCTCGGGCCTCGGGGCCGGGGCAGATGCGGAGGGCGTTGCTGACGACGGCACGGACGCGGGGATTGTCCCAGGTGGGGTTGCAGTCGAGGAGGGCATCGGTGGCCCCGGCGAGGGTTTCGAGGTTTGAATCCCCGGACGAAGTCGAATCCGCGCGCGCGTTTTCCTCTTCTCTTTCTCTTTCTATTTCTTCTTCTCTTTCTACTTCCTTTCTAATTCCGTTCAACCGGGGCGTTCCTGTAGCGGTTGAACCGTTCGGTTCGTTTGTCGGTTGAACCGTTCGGTTCGTTTTTTTCAGGCGTCGGGCTTCGCCGCTCTTTTTTCCGGCCTCGGATCCAAGGGCGCGGAGATTTTTCACCTCGGTTTCTTTGCTCTCGGGGTAGCCCCAGAGGCGAAGATCGGAACCCTCCCAGCTCCAGAGGGGGCATGGCGTTTCAAAGTAGCGCTCGTCGGCACGGGCGAGAATGAGCCAGGTGACGTGATCGAAGCCGGAGGCACCTTCCAGCAGCCCCCCGTTCTCCTGGGCGCAGCAGTAGCGCATCAGGCGCAGCCAAACGCCTATCTGTTCGTTGCTGGCCCGCATCATCTCGGGCCTGTCCATCGTGTTCACTTCAATGTTGATCCAGTTCATGAGACTCCTTTTTTGTAGGGGTGATTCCACCCGCCGCATTTTTTTTAATTCCACCGACCCCGGGAACGGGGAAGGGGTCCTACGAGGTGGAACAGGTCTTCCGCAACATGTTCCACAGGTAAAAGCATTCCTCGAAGGAAATTCCGGGCGTCGCGCACCTGGACGCGGACCACGGCGGTGTCATCGAGGCAGAGAACGATCCGGCTGTTTTTTGTGGCCTTGAGGAAAACGACCTCGCGGGGAGGTAGCTTGATTTCCACGCCGCCCGTTTTTTTCAGATCGTCCCAGAAGGTGGCCGGCAGTTTTTTTTCAGAAATGCCCAGAGCGACAAGGGCCTGTTCCACGCCGTCCCGCGTGAAGCACACTTCGGAATCGTGCTGCTGCCAGTGGCGGTCGGGGTCCAGAAGGTCGCGGACGGTGCGGATATCGTCGATTCCGACGCCAATCAGGGCGGCGACGGCGGGTTCTTGGTAGATCATAGGGCTCCTTTTAGGTGAAATTTTGGAAGGGCGAATGGATATATGAATAACAGTCCTGTCGCGCGCGGACACCCCCTCCCCCCCTGGGGTGCCTGCGCGGGGGTCGCGGGGGGCGCACCTGCCAGGGCGGCGGGTCCGGTCTGCGTGTCGGTGTCCGTGGAATGTCTACGCATTGCCGGATACCCCGTGATTGTGGGGTAAAACACGGGATAGCGAATCCCGCGAGGGTGAAGCTGGGGCGCCGTCCACCTCTTCCAGGCCTGCGCCGGCCAGCTCGCCCGCGCCTTCCCTTTTGGGTGGCAAAGTTTGGGCGGGGCAAACCAATTCCGGCCAGGGCGCCGGGCTCGCCTGCGGATTTTCGGCGGGGGTCATGCGGGCGAGATACTCGGCTGCGGCATCGTGGCCAGGTCGGGCTTCAAGTGTGGCCGTGATCGATGTAGGCTGACCGGTCATCTTGAGAGCGTGATCGTTAAGGATGCCAAACAGAACCCCCTTCTGCGCCGGTTGAATCTTCGCTCGGCGGGCCGGGTCTTCCAGGTCTTCAAGAATCGCCTCAAGGGCAAGGGCTCCGGTTGTGTGAAGTCGGCGAATCATTTTTTCCCGGGCCTGGGCTATCGGCTCGGGGTTTGCTTCGCGGATCGCGCGAACCGTGTGCGCGGACATTTGAAGCAAGCGGGCTATATGAATGACACCGTGCCCGGCGGCTAAAAGGTCAAGGGCGAGGGCATAGCGGTCGGGGGTTCGGGCTTTGACCTGTTCGGCGCTGAATCTGCCAGCGCGGGCCGGGCTCGGTTCTTCTGCATAGATGCCCGCGTCATCCATCGAAAAAAGAACGGGCTGCACCGGGGCGGCGGCGCTGGGGTCGTTTCTGATTCCAAGAGGGGTTGACATGCCCGCAAAAAATACAGCGGCGGGGGGTGTTTCGTCAAAACTTCAAGAGAAACGCAAAAAAAAAAGAAAGCGTTTTGACCAATAAAGACGGGCCTTTTCTTGTGCAAGTTTAAAAAAACTTAAAATAGTTTTTGACACCGGGGGCGGGGATAGTGTAGGTTATTACTCAAGACGGCGAAACCGTCACCCGCTTGGGGGAGTCCAAGACAAAAAAACCGCCGGGGGTTCCCGGAGAAAGTGAGATAAAAATGAGCCTCGAAAAAATAACCGCCGCATATGCCAGCGCCCGCTTGAAATACGCTTCCAGCCGCGCCGGGAAAGTCGCTGAAAAAACCTATATAACCCGCCGCGCGGATTACTTCGCCGCATTGGCCGCCGCTTACGGTGTCACCGTCGCGGACGTCGCCCGGATTGCTCGCACCCTAGGCCCCGTCGATGACCTTGACGCGCTGCCCGGGACCCTCGCCCAGCTCGCAACCTTCGCAAAATAATGGGAAAAATCATGAAAAATTCCGTCTATGACATCGTCACCGAAAAACTGATTGAGCGCTTGGAAAAAGGGGTTATCCCCTGGCGCAAAACGTGGAACGCTTCTGCCGCCGGCATGCCGTCAAACCTTGTCAGCAAAAAAGCATACAGGGGTATAAATTCGATCCTTCTCGCCTGTGAGGCTTCGCCCTGCCCCTATTATGTCTCGTTCAATCAGTGCAAAGAGCTTGGGGGTTCCGTCAAAAAAGGCGCTTCCGGAAAGATTGTGACCTTCTTCAAAATTCTGAAATTTAACGGGGGCGAGGGGTCCACCGATGAGGGCGGGGAAGTCGATGCCGCAACCGGCAAGCGCTTTCCCTTGCTTCGCTATTATCGCGTCTTCAATGCCCTGGAAGACTGCGAGGGTTTGGAAAGCCGGATCCCTGCCGCAATGCTTCCGGGCGATTTTAACCCGATTGCGAACGCGGAAAAACTCGTCACCGGGTACACCGGCGCGCCGTCTCTCCGTCACCAGGGCGGGGTGGCCTGCTACTCTCCCGGCGCCGATCAAGTCACCATGCCGGCGGCGGGGTACTTTGACGACGCGGCCGCATATTACGCAACCCTGTTTCATGAGCTGGCACACAGCACCGGGCACTTGTCGCGCCTGAACCGTCCCGACATGGGCGGCAGCCGCTTCGGGTCCGATCCCTATGCCCGTGAAGAGCTAGTCGCGGAAATGGCCGCCTCTATGCTCTGCGGGGTCGCCGGAATCGACGCGGCGCCGCTTCTGGATAACTCGGCCGCTTATCTCGGGTCCTGGATTGGTAAACTCAAGGGGGATTCCAAACTCGCCGTGCAGGCGGCCAGCGCCGCCCAGCGCGCGGCGGACTGGATACAGGGCCAGCGCGGGGAAGTCTCCGACGCTGAACCCGTCCAGGCGCCCGAACCGAAACCCGCGCGCAAGCCCAAACCCAGCCCGGCACCGTCGCCCGCGCCCGCGCCGGTCGCCGTCCAGGGCGAGCTCTTCGCCTTCTGAAAGCCGAAACCCGCGCCCGCGCGGGTCCGCCGGAGAGTCTCCCGGCGCTGACGAGGCAGACACCCGAAAACCCCGCCGGGGGGCTCCCGGAAAAACGATAGGAAACATGCCATGTATTACGGAAACTACAACCGACGCAGCAGCCGCGGCGCTGAACCCCGCTGGATCACCGCCCGCTTCGAATCCACTTGCCCGGAAACCGGAAAAACAATCTGCGCCGGGGAAACGTGCCTGTATTACCCCGACACCCGCAAAACCTACCACGACAGCAGCGAAACCGCGCGCAACCGGCGCGGCCTGGAGTTTGCCACCGCTAACGCAATGCCCGATGCAAACTGGTAAACCCATGATCACACACGAAACGCTTCTTGACGTCCTCCAGGCCCGCGCGGAGCGCCCGGCCAGGGCTGAAAACATCGGAAACCTGATCGCCCTGACATATTGCGCCGTGATTGGTCTTGCAATTATCGCCCATGCCCTGCTAACCTGAAAGCCGAAACCCGCGAAAGCGGGTCGCCTGGACAGTCCCCCAGGCCTGACGAGGCAGACACCCGAACCAACCCCGCCGGGGGGCTTCCCGGAAAAACAAAAGGAAACGTGCTATGAAAACCGTATATCTCATCACCGACCGCACCGCCAAACATGCCGGACGATACATCGGCGACGACGACAAAAACTGCAATCTGCGCGAAAACGCTTGCGAATTCAGTACGCGCGAAAACGCCGAAACCTACGCCCAGAAGATCGACCCCGCCGGAGACTGGGCCGACGTCGAGGAAGACACGATCCCCACCGTCACCCTCATCAATCCCTGGAGCAAAGTCAGCGTCGAAAAAGAAATCCGCGACATCCTCCGCAACCCGCTTGACGCTTACTGCTGGCCGGACGAACTGCACTTCGAAATCGCCGCCGACACCGATGAGGAATGGGTCGAAAAAGCAGTCGCCCACATGGGCCCTGAAGCCGCCGGAATCATCATCATTGGATGCTAAGCCGAAACCCGCGAAAGCGGGTCGCCTGGACAGTCCCCCAGGCCTGACGAGGCAGACACCCGAACCAACCCCGCCGGGGGGCTTCCCGGAAAAACGATAGGAAACGTGCTATGAGTCACCCAGAACCCGAAAATATATTTGATAGTTTGGAAAACTGCGTAGCTTTCCATTGTCAGGAGTGGGGCTCGGAGAAACGAAACGCTTGGATTTTTGGCATAGTTTGCGGTTGGGATGAAGAGGCCATGATCATAATCGCAGATAAACACCGTTGGAAACCACACGATGTTGAAAGGTTGAAACGCCTCCGTGCGCAATTCGAGCAATTAAAACACGCCTTTAAGGAAAAAACATGTCAAACCTCGTAATTCCCTGCACCCAGGCCGAAAAATCCGCCCTCGTCCAGATCGCCTATCCCTCCAGGGTCGGAGACTGGGCGATGGACTGGCTTCGCCACGGCCTTACCCGCGCGGAAACGTGCCAGGCTCCCCGCTTCCTCTTCTGCGACGCCGCCGGAGACGAACGCATTTTTATCCTCCACACCCAGCGCCCGCGCTTCCTCGCCGAGGCCGTGGACACCCGCGACGGTTTCATCTGCAAAGTCATCGAAGAGCATGAGCCCCTCCGCATTCCAGGATCCCAGCTCACCCAGCTCCTTGAGGAAATGGCGACCTTCGCCCAGGACCAGCTCAAATGAAAATCACCACTCGCCACCCCAAAAGCCGCCACGGCGTTCCCGTCATAATCGGAAAAACGGGAAGAACCATGCCATACCCCGAGGGCATTGAAGCCGCCCTCCGCATCCTGCGCATGTCCAAACAGGACGCCGCCAAACATGCCGGCATTGGCCGCTACACCGTCTATGGCTACTGCAAAGGACGCTTGCCCCCTTCCGCCGCGTTCCTGAACGTCCTCCGCGATCTTCTGGAGGACGTTCAGGCCGAGGCCGTCAATACCCCGTGTGACGTTCCTGAAAACGCTCAATAGCATCCTCCGGAATCACAACAATTTTCCCCTTCCGAAAGACCGGCCCAAGGCCGGTCTTCCCTTTTGTCAGGGCATACTCCCGCACCCATCGCCGAACCGTCCGGGGATCAACCTCGAATTTCCGCGCGACATCGTAATAGGACAGGCCGGCCTTCTTCATACCGCCTCCATTATTGTAGAGGTGATTCCACCCGAAACAGCATCTTGCAATAGACGCGACACCGTTTCATCCAAAGACTCACCCGGACGGGCGAGCGCGGCAAATTCAGCCGCCAACTCTGCATCAATTTCAATGTCCATTGGATTCCCTTTTCTTCTTGGTTTTGTGATGGTAGAGGTACGCGGGATCGGACTCTCTGACCAGGTGACGCAACGCATCCGCATCGGTCGGATACCCGAACTCGAAACGGATTTGCTGCAAGCGGTCCGCGTCGGCTTCCGACAATCGAACCGTAAACGATCTTGTTCCTTTCGCTGGCTGATTAGGGCACATACTACTCCTTTACCGCTCCGGCATGGCAACCGGAACGCGGTCGAGTGCCGCATAAAAACGGCACGTTGTCGAGACAGAACCATGCCCCAGGTACTCCTGCGCATAGGCAGGCCCCAGGGCCGGGTCAGAATACACGCGGCTTCCGAACAGCTTCCGCAGTTCATGAGCCGCCTTCGGGTAGCGCTCCGCATCCCACCCGATACTCCGCATCCACCCCGCAAACTCCCGTCCAATCAAATTGTCCCGCGCCGTTTTCGTCCCGGGAAGAATAAACTCCCCGCCGTGAGCCTTCTGAAACTCCAAAAGCTCCGCCCACAACGATTCCGGCACCGGGATCCGCCGCGACGTTCCCTTCGGCCTGAAATCAGACCGCCGGATCACCGCGATAACCAGCTTCCCATGCGAACGCTCTGCCCATTCCGGACGCAGCGCAACCATCTCCGAGGAACGCAGCCCCAGATTGATTGCCAGTTTATACACCGCCCACAGCGGCATATTCACCGCCTTCAACGCATTCCCCTCGATCTCCGTCCTCTCCACCAGTTCACCGGGAGGAACGCTGTACGATTCCACATACCCCACCGGCAACACCACTTCCCGCAGCGAAACCGCCCAGGGCCGCAACCCCTTCGCGCCGATGTCTTCGTAAAACTGGATTGCCCAGCGCCCAACCACGGACTTCGCCTTGTTCCATTTCGAGTAAAGGCTCTTCACCTTCCGGCCCTCCTCCACTTCATCCAACGCGCCCAGCTTTGCCACGGCGCCACGGTGCCACTCGCGGACCTTCTCCGGCGTCAGCTTCTCCACCAGGTCCGACGACTCCAGACCCACCGCCCGCGCCACGGAAAGCAGCGCCGACATGTTATCCGTCACTGTCGTTTCCCGCAGCCGTCCCCGCTTCGCCGCGCCACAGGTGGAATACTTCACCCACATTTCCCCCAGCACATCAAACGTCACGGTAGAATACCGCCGCGCCGGACCCTCGACCATATCGAAAAGGACCCTGTCCGCCTCCGCCTTTGCCCAGTTCTTCGAACCGGCGCCCAGCGATTTCCGATACCGTTTTCCTCCAACCTGGCAATCCAGTTGCCAGATGCCGGAAGCGAGCTTCCGAACCGTTGCCATTCTGTTCATGACGATCTCCTTTTTAGACATTTCCTGGACACTTCCGGTGTCCGCGTGTGTCCTCATGTGTCATACTTGAGGACTGACGGTATAATATCACAAGGGTGATTCCACCTGCAAGATAAAAATTTCACCCCTTAAAATCTGATTAGGAATCCTGCGCTCTGTCCTGATGAGCTACCGGGGCATTGTTGTAAATCAACGGGTTAGATCAGATACGGAAATTTCTTGGACATTTTCTGGACGTTTTGGCGGGTAGATTTGGCGGCTTAAATCGGGTCGGAGAGCGTTTATGTAGAAAACTTTTCCGCCCTTGCGGATGATGACTTCGCGTTCGTTTCCCCGTTCGACGACGGGTTTCTGTTGCAGGGCGTGGAAGGTCCAGCCGAGGAGGAGGCCGAGGATCAGGCCGGGGAGGTGGGGGCGGATTCGGTTCATGGGGCTGTTTTGCCGGATTGATTGGCGTTTGTCAACGCTGCTGGCGTCTGCGCTCGATGACGTTTTGCATGACTTCCGGATCGACGGCCCGCGCGGAGAGCTTCTCCGCATAGTATTTGGTGGCCCGGATGAGGTCCTTGCGTTGGGCTTCGGTCAGCGTGGTGAGGTAGGCGGATTTCTGCTTCTGGGTCAGGCCGGACAGGGGATGCTGGCGGTCGAGGGAGCCGCGCATTCCTTTGACGGTGCCGCCGAGGTCGAGGTAGCGGTCGAGCCAGTGTTCCTCGCCGCGCTTGTCGCCGTACTGCTGGGCCTTGCGGTAGTAGTAGAGGGCGTTGCGTTGGTCGGTGAAGCTGCGGGGCTGGGTGTCCATGCCCTGCTTCTTGCGCCACTCCATGACGTTTGCGCGCGCAACCCAGTAGTTCGCCTCCGCCATGTCGGTGCGGAAGGTCAACAGGCTTGTCAGCGGGTTGTTGCGCGGATCCCGGGGCTTGCCGGTGACGTAGTTGTAGAGCTTGTCGGCGTCGGCCAGTTTGAGGACGTGCTCCGCGCGGTCGCGGATGGGCCGGGGATTGGTGATGTCCGGCCAGAACGAAATGCCCGCCAGGGCCTCCACCGCCGTCTTCGCAAAGGGATTAGAGCTGTTCACCCAGTCCGACACGACAGATGCCGCCACGGAACGCGCGGCACCGTCTAGCGATTCATCTCCGGCGGCAACCTTCCCGGCCTGCTCCATGGCCTCGTCCACACCCAGCGACGACAGGAACGACGCCAGGGAGCCCTCCATGCGCATTGTGTAGATTTCGTCCGGGTTGTCCGGGTTGCGCCCGATGATTACATGCCCGCGGCGGCCACGTTTGCGGAGCTTCTCTTCCTCCTCCGGGAAAAACGCCGCATTCATGCCGGCCACAATGGCGGACCAGGCCGCAATCCGAGCCCCGGTAAACGCCGCGCGTTTGGCAAACAGTTTGACGAACACAGGCCCCGCCGCCCTCGCCTTGTCCGCGTCCTGCCGGGATTCCCGCCAGGTGTTCTCGATGAGGCGTTTGTAGCGAAGGAGGTTTCCTTCCTTGTAACTGTAGAACGGAATCGCGCGATCCTTAATCAACTGGCCGGCGACGGTGGGGTTGTTGTAGTCGATCAAGGCTTTATATGCCAGCATCATGGCTGCCTCGTCATACATTTTTGCGTCGTACAGAGCTTTTGTTTGTTCGTAGTTCGCGGCCCCAAATGGCCTGTTGCCCTTCCGGATTTCGTCGCTGTAGTAAAAATACGCCGCAATGCGGAGGATGTCCTCGCGCCACTTGGAAATACTCGAGGCCGTGTCCCAGTACTTCTGCCACAGGTGCGGCTTCTCCCCGGTGATCAGCGAAAACAGTTCATCCTGCCGAATCTTCGGCAACTCCCCGCGCATCTGCCCGCCGATAACCCCGTTCAGCGCCAGTTTCCGCAGCGTGGAATCCAGTCCCTGCTTCCGGATATTGATGTTCCAGGAGATTTCCTGCGCCTTCTTCACATAGGTCAGAATGCCCGGAGCGGCGGCAATGGCAAAGTCCGCATCCCCCGTCAAGTTGTTGAAATTGTACTTCAGCACGCGCGTCGGGGCCTGGAGCGCCCAGCCCTTCCAAACGCCCGTCGCCTTCTTCATGGCTCCGGCCACAGGACCCTCGTTCGGGTCATTGCCCAGACGGTTCAGCGCCCGCGCCACATGCTCTGGAACGATCCAGGCCGGTTCCAGTCCGGCGGTGGCGAGGATTTCCTTCACGTCGTCATCCATCAGCTTCCGCTGTTCCGCCATGACCTGTTCCGCAACGTGCTCGCTGATCGACAGCGCCTTGAAATACCGGGGATTGTCCGAACGCCGCCAGGCCGTGTAGCCTTCCGGAATCATCCGTTTATCCAGATCCCCGTTCTTCCATCGGAAATAGCGCCCGCCCAGGTTCTCCTGAATAAACTTCTCCTCCGCCGCAATCGCTTTAAACCAGACCGCCGCAGCGCCCCGCGCCGCTTCGCCCAGCTCGCCTTTGATCGCCGCGCCCATCAACATATTCGGATCCCCGTCGTCGCCGGGATTGTCCGAAACGTAGTCGATGTCCTCCAGCTTCCGCCCCATGGCCCTTTCCAAAATGGAAATCGCCATGGCCTTCTGTGCGCGGAAAGGACGCAGCACGTCGATATCCTCGATCGACTGCATCAGCAACGCCATTTCCTGCCGCGTGGAGCTGTCCAGTTCCCCGCTCAACTCCGCTTCCGCCTTGATGCCGGAAACCTGATTCAACACACTCCGCACCCGGTTATAGTTCGCCTCGCCGCCATGGGCCGCGATCAGATTCAGCCGACGCGCCTCCCGACGCAGGGCGGGAGCCCGGTCATTCAGAGCCTCGATGCTCGCCAGAACCTTCTGCTGTTCAATCTTCGCCAGGATAGAGCTGATCACGTCATGCTCCGCCGTCAGGTAGTCGGTCACATACTCCTTGTCAGAGCCCTTGCGCGTCTTCTGGAAACCCGCCTTGCTGTCCTTCATCCCCTTCTGACCCGGCCCCGGCTGCTGCTCCAGGTATTCCGTCACGATTCGATGGAAATACCCCTCCGCGCTCGTCCCCTCCGGCAACAGGTCAAAGCGTATCGCCTCCTGCACCAGCGATCCCAGAAACGCCTGACGACGTTCCAGCGCCTCCGCCACATGCGGATTTGCCGCCGTCACCGCGTCCCAGTTCACCGCGTCCGCGTCCAGCGCCGCCCGATCCTTCCAAAACGGAATATCCTTCCCCTCATACAGCCCGTCGTCCATCGACTTCTGCAAATCCTTGGCGACCAGCACCCGCTGAAACAACCGGTACGACTCCGCATCCAGCCCCGTCACGATGTCCCCCAGGATGCCCCTGGAAATCATCGTCACCGCATTCGGAATGTGGCTCATCTGCTCCAGATAATAGCCCGTCGCGTGCTCCGCGTCCGGAATCTCCGGGAACGCCCGCGTAAACGAACGGAAAAACTCCCGCACCTTCTTCGGGTCCACCTTGTACCACGGCGACACCTTCGGCTTTTCGTTCCGCGACAGCGCCGCCTCCGTGTCCGGGTCCAGCGACGAAAACAAAGCAGGTCCCTCGCCCTCCGGCGACCGCAGTCTCTGCCCCTCGAAACGAAACACTCCCTCCAACCAGCCAAACAGCCCCGACCGCTTCGGACCCGCAGCCTTCGCCTCCGCTTCCCGCGCCTTCCGTTCCGCCGCGATCCGGTCTGCAATCTCGTCCATGTTCGCCGTCGGGTCCGGACGCTTCTTCTTCGCCGCCAGTTCCTCTGCGCTCGGACCGCTGAACAGGTCCTCCTTCCCATCGTCAAACAAACGACCCTGCCCCAGGTCCCCGGTGGATCCCACCAGAGGAGCCGCGACACCCTCCCGCAGCTTCTCCCGTTCCCGCGCCACGCGCGCGGCCTCCCGCTGGGCCGCCTGTTCCGCGTCCAACTGCTCCGGCGACACCGCCTCCAGCGAAAAGGGCTCGTTCCGAACATCGGAAGTCCCCGCCGCGGGCGGTTCCGAGGGTCGGAAATTCTCTTCAATCCCCGCAGCACGGCGCAACACATCCGCTTCGGCAAAGCCTCCATGAGTGAAAGTAAATTGGCCCGTTACCGGATCAATTTTAATGGCCTTTTCCTTTCTATAGCGTGCAAGTGCGATTTCAGCCTGTTCTTGTGTCAGACCCGCAGTATCCTGTGCAAATTCAAGAAAGCGATTTTCGGCATTTACAATTCTCTGCGCTACGGCTTTTGTCCCCGTCACTTTGGCTTGTGCTGCAAGGCTATTCCCATCACCCGCCGCCACGGGGGTGGACCCCTCTGCGGGCGGAACGGCCTTCCACTCAAGAACAACAGCGTCGTTCCCCTGTACTGACTGCACTATCAGCCTTTTACCTGGTCCTTCCTTTCCTTCTATGCCGATAATCTTAAGACCTCCAGTATCTACATTGTCCCAAGCTTCGGTGATGTCATCACCCTTTTTGAAACCTTCGCGCCAGGTTTTCCCGTAGTCATTAGTCCATGTTTTAGTTCTGATAGATCTTTTGCGAACAGACCCGTCTTCTCTAACGCTCACGATTTCATACTGCGATCCGTCTTCGTTCGTTACGATATCACCAGCTTTTGATCCAAGGCTCTCCCCCGCCGCCACGGGGGTGGACCCCTCTGCGGGCGGAACGGCGGGCTGGGAAACGGCAGACGTTTCCGCCAAAGCATAGGTTCGGTTCTTCGCCGTCCCGGATTCAGCGATCAATCCCTTTCCAATCAACGTTTCAAGAATCCGCATCGTGCTATTCAAGCCAATGCGGGCCTGCTGTTGAATACGGTTCCGGCTGAATTCTTTGCCTTTCTGAAATACATCCAAGACAAGTTGTTCCTGTTCGGAAAGCGCCGGTAGGCTCTCCCCCACCGCCGGAGCAAGCTCGGGTGCGCTAACACCCTGATCCGCCTGGACAGGCGTGACAACTTCGCCAGGAGCTGTGAGATTGGCTCGCGGATCAACGGCGGGGGTCGGAGATTGGGGCGTGCGGCGCCGGATGCGCCCGGCGGCGAGGAGCTGATTGTAGAGGTCCAGGCGCTGGGCGCGTTCCTCGGGGCTGGCGTTGGCCGGCACGATGTCGTCCGGGTCCATGGCCGGGGTCGGGTCAAACACTTCCGGCGGAAGTCCCGCCTCCTCCTGGGCCTTCGCCTCCATGGCGTCCGGCGGGAAACGCGCGGCCCGGTTCTCCACCGCCTGATACAGATTCGCAAACACCTTGTGCATCTTGTGCCCCTTCGGCACAATCGCGTCCACATAAACAGGCTCATTCGGGTCCAGTTCAATCGTTTGGCCGTCCACCAGCACCTTGACACCGCCCTCCTTGCGGACCTCATACAGTTCGTCCTCGATGCGCAGGATGTCTCCAGGCTCCATGTCCCCGGGAATGATCTCGTAGGGCGTGTCCTTGAAGTCACGGTTGAAGCGGTCAAACAACACCTTCACCGGCACCTTCTCGATCAGTTTCCGGTCCAGCGGACGCGGCTCCAGCTCCAGATTCATTGCTCCCAGCTTTTGGTCATCCGTCAGAAAGCGGCTTTTCCCCGTGCTCTTGTCGTAAAACGAGCCCGTCAGAAATTGAGCCAGGTCCCCGCCGTCGATCTGCGTGTCTCCCTGCCAACCGATTTCCTCCGCGTTCTCCGCCAGCCACTCGCGGACCTTCTCCAGCGTCACCCCGGTATCGTTCCAGTGACGTTTCGATTTCTTCCGTCCGGCGGTCTTGTAGCTGATGGAAATTCCATTGTAAAACGCGGGCGGAATCTCCCCGCCGTCGTTGCGCAGGCCCCCGGCCTTCCGAATCCATCCCCGCAGTTGAGCGATAGGATGTTTCGTATCCGACAGCTTATCTCCAGCCCTTCCCAAAATTTTCTGCTTCCGGTCCTCAAACGTCTGTTCCACTTCATCCACCCAGGGAGCCGCCTCCGCGTTGTCCCGCGCGCGGATATGGCTGATCGGCAACCGCGCGACCTCTTCCGGGGTCAGCGACTCATCCACCGGCGCATTCACGTCCACCAGGTCCGACAAACGAACCTCGCTCAAATTCCCCGGCAACAGGTTCCGGCCCGGCTGGGAGGGCAACGCATTCCCCGCCTCATCCTTCCCCGTCAGTTCCCGCAACGAAATCCCATCCGCCACAGGAGCCGGGAAAGGCCCCATCAGCTCGCCGGACCGCCGCGCAACGCCACGCTCATCCGAAAGCCATACCGCATCCACCATCTCCGGCGGAGGAATGTATTCCCCATCCACCATTTCCGGGCGAGGCCGGTTCGGGTTGCCACGGCGAAAGCCGGCAATCCCCGCGCCCAGCGCCGACGCGATGAAGCCCACCGCTCCCCCCTGCACCGAGGAATCCCCCACTCCCGCAAACAGTTCCCGGTCCTCGTCGTACAGCTTTTGAGCCACAGCGTTCGAAAGCGTCTGCGAAGCCGCTTCAGTAATAGCCTCCTCCAGCGAGCCCGACACCCCTTCCGCCAAAGAACGCTTCACCACTTGCCCAAAGGTCCCGCCCGTCGCCTTGTTCACCCTCGTAAACAGCCTTGAAACCGGAAGCATCTCCAGCGCCCCCACCGGCGCATTCAGCGCGGCCGACAACAACGCCGTTTCTTCCGACGCCCCCGACGCAATCGCATCTTGGTATCCAGCCCCCGCCGCCTGCGAAACCATCGCCCCGCCCGCCGCCGCCGGACCCACCAGCGCCGCCAAACTGATCTGCCCCGCGACCTGCGTAAGGCCGGAAGGAAGAGCATCCGTCAAAAAGTCTCCCCGCTGCTGCGGGTGAGCTGCAAGGCGTTGTTCCTGCTCCTGCAAGTCCTTTCCCCAGCCGCCGAGCCACAGCTCATCGTTCCGAAACGGACGCGTCTGCAGCTCGTTTCCATCCTCGTCTTTAATCGTCGCCTCCATACCCAGCGCCGAAGAAACACCCGTCTCAACCGCGCCTACACCCGTAAGACCTTTTGATGCCATGCCTGTCAGCGCCCTACCCACCGTCCGCGGCAAGGCCGCCACGTTGTCCATCCAGGTCCGCTCATTCGCCAACGCCGGATCATCGACGCCAAACACCCGGTCCAGCAAGCCCCGGCGCTCCCGTCCGCGAATGCTGCTCTGCATCCGACCGTCCGCGCCACGGAAAAACGTCCCCTCCGCCTGGTTCTCCACGAAAACCCCCGGCGACAGCTCCGAGTAATAACGCGAAACCGGACGGCCATTCTTGGCCGTCGCCACGGTTTCCTCTTCCGGATCGTAAAAGGGGTCCATGGTTTACCGGGTTATGAATTTCCAATCATTTCCCGAATTCACCTGCCAACCTTCCGCCGTGTAGCGGAGTTTCCGGCGGGTGCCCCCGGAATCAACAAACTCATAATTGCCGTCCTTTGTCGGCACGGCGCCGTCCACCGGCGGACGCTGATCCACGAAACGATTGGCCGCTTGAGTTGCCGGAGCCTTCGCTCCCGCTGCGGCCGCATTGCCCGACCCGGCGGGGGACGGCATGGGCGGAGGCGTGTTGAACGTCTTTTCAAACTGCTCGTAGCGGGCAGGGTCCGTCATCGAATCATAGGGATTCCGCTGCGGCTTGAACTCCCGGAACTCCGCTTTGCCCGTTCCATCCTGAACCTGGTACCCCAGGAAGCGCCCCGTCTGCGGTTCCCAAATGGGCGTCGCCCCCGGCTGCTGCTGCTGATTCCCCGGCACGGGAATCGCTTTCCCGGTGGGGTCCACAAACACATTGCCCCCGTCCGGAGCGGTCTGGAAACCCGACTGACCCGTCAACAGCTGCTGACGCGCCGTTTCCCCGGTCTGTTTCAGCTTCTCGATTCCCTTGTTCATCCAGCCCGCCGTCAGCGTGTTCAGCAACTGCGACCGCGCCTGCGTCCGCGTATTGCTCATCGAGGCATCCGCCCCGATCTGAGCGCTCTGCACCTGGGCGTTCATCTGGAGATTCGCAACATCATTCCTGGCTCTCCA